GTGAATATCCAAGAGAAGCAGCACATGACACAGAAGCCGATCGAGCTGATGCGGGACATTATTTGCACCAGGGACGATTGGCAAAGCATCTTGGATCCGTTTGTCGGGAGCGGGACTACGCTTCGAGCGGCAAAGGATATTGGCAGGAAGGCAATAGGAATCGAAATCGAAGAGTGTTATTGCGAAGTTGCCGCCAAACGACTTGAACAGGAGGTTCTTTTTTAATGCACACCTACGCGGACCTCTTGGCTCTGGTTGACGAAGCTCCGATCATTCTCGATCAGCCAGCCGGTCATGAAGCCGTTGACGGCCAGCCGGTCACCTCGCCTGGCGCCGAGGTCATCGAGGCCGACGACGATCCCCACCGGCTGGCCAGGGTGAACCTCGAGCGCTACGCTTCCCACCACGCCGGCCGGACGCTCCGCTTCTGGCGTGATGAATGGTACGTGTGGAAGGGAAACCGATACCAGAAAATCACCAAGGATGAGCTGCGGGCAAAACTATCCCAGTCGATCAAACAAGAATTCGACCGGCTGAACCTCGATCGGCAGAAATCCGCAACGTCCGACGACGGAGGGCCGCCGACTACGCAAAAGGTCTCGATGGGCCTTGTCTCCAACGTCATCCAGGCGACTAGCGGCATGGTTGTCGTGTCCTCGCATGTCGAGCCGGGTACGTGGCTCCCGAACAAGTCGCGGCCGGCCTATATCTCCATGAAGAACGGCATCCTTGACGTAAACAAGCTTCTGGACGATCGGGACGATTTCCTCATCGACAACACGCCTCAGTGGTTTTCGATGGTATCGCTGCCGTACGGTTTTGATCCGGCCGCCGAGTGTCCTCGGTTTGACGCCTTTCTGGAGTACAACCAGGAGATGGATCCGGAGAGGATCAAAATCCTTCAGGAGTGGGCCGGGTACTGCCTGCTGGACGATACCGGGGAACAGAAATTCCTAGTCAACGAGGGGGAAGGGTCTAACGGAAAATCAGTCTACCTGGCCGCGCTGACGGCCATGCTTGGGAAGGACAACGTCAGTAACGTCCAGCTCGAAGTGTTCGGGGATCGATTCACGAGAACCGATACGCTTGGGAAGCTTCTGAATGCGGCCGGGGATTGCGCAGAGATCGACAAGGCCGCCGAGGGATATATCAAATCCTTCACCTCTGGCGATCAGATGTTCTTCGACCGCAAGGGCATGCCTGGCATCAATTGCCGACCGACCGCCCGGCTGATGGTCAACTGCAACAATCGGCCGCGGTTCTCGGATCGGTCGGCCGGGATCTGGCGGCGGATGCTGCTGATTCCCTGGCGGGTGTCGATCACCAGGGAAAAGAAGGTTAAGAACATGGATAAGGTGGAGTGGTGGCAGGACAGCGGCGAGCTTCCCGGTATCTTCCGGTGGGCCCTGGTGGGCCTTGCACGCCTCAGGGCTCAGGGTGGTTTTACCGAGTCTTCTGTGATGGTAGACGCCTTGCAGGATTATCAAGAGGAGATGAACCCCACTAGAGTTTTCCTGAAAGAGAACCTCGAAGAGACGACCGGGGGCGGCGTTCGGGCCTCTTGGCTCTATTCTCACTACCGCCGATGGATCGAAGAAAACGGTCACCACCCCCTTGCAGAGCGCAGTTTTGGGAAGGAGGTCAAACGGTGTTTTCCACGAGTGGAGAGAAAATACCGTGGAGGAAAATCAGAACGTTTTTGGTTTTACGAAGGAATTCAATTTTCTCAAGGTGAAATTTGCGGAAAAGAGACAATCGACCGAACTCTGTTTTAGAAAAGTGAGATTTTCATGGAACACATGGAACACGGTGTTCCATGTGTTCCATGTGTTCCATGTATCTATACCCCCAAGAAGCGCCTAATAGATGTGAGTTACAAAGATGCATACGTACATATGAAGGGAGTGGAAGTCATGGAACACATGGAACACATGGAACACTACCTATCTTAACATGGAAAAATCATGGGCGTTTTGGGCCAGATGACTTCCCGAGATTTAGCAAGCCGGTTGCCGGAAAATTCTCCAGCGGAGAAAAAACAGCCCGTCGAAAAATCAATTCCTTCCCCGCCGGCCGTCCCGTGCGAAAAATGCGGATCGCTCCAATTTTGGCTCGACGCCTACGGAAACTGGAATTGCGGCGGCTGCACTCCCCCTCGCGTGCTGGCCATGATCAGGCAGGATTACACCATCGACCCGAACGCCGAAACGATCCAGATCAATGACGAAACCTGGGTACGGCGCCAAGACTGCGAAGGGACCTGGGGCTGGGAGCTGGCCGGGCTACTCGAGCGCGCTCGCTGGTGGGCCCGCTGCACGTTCGAAGAGCTTCCGAGCGATCTGCTTGCGCCTTACCCGAACGGAAAAATTGAAAAGGCTGCGAATCATGGACGTTGACGAGTTGTGGCAAGCGTATTGGGCTCAGGAAAAGCCGATCGAACTTCGAAACGAGCTTATCGAGCGTCATTTCGTGTTTGTGGAGCAAAGCGCAAAATACTGGGTCAATCGAATTTGGCCGCCGATCGAGATTGACGAGTTGCGAGGGCTGGCTGAATTTTGGCTGATCTATGCCGTCGAGCATTGGGACCCGGACCGCGGGTCGACGTTTCGAACCTACGCCCGGGATTGCATCAATACCCACTATATCCTTGAGGCAAAACGCGAGGCCAGACGCCGCAGCAGGTTTTTTCAGATTTCGAAATGCGAAATGGATCAGCCGACCTTCGATCCGCCGTACGAAGATCCTCTGCCGAATCCCGCGACGTACTTCGAACGGGCGGGGCTCGGAGACCGCGAACGGGACGTCCTACGTCTGCGATACTACGATGGCCTAATGCTTCGCGAAATTGGCGATCGCTATGGTTTGACGAAACAGCGCATCAGGCAGATTCTGGACCGAAGTATCCAAAAACTTCGTGCCGTAGCTCTTGATTCTACGACTCAGCCTATTAACTAAGAGTATCGCGTCTTGCCTCTTGGCCTGGAGCTCGAGGGGGCGTGCCTCTCGAGCCCCAGTGCGAACTGGCAAGCGACTGCAGACAGTCGTCAGAATTCCCAAATCTTCCAAGGAGGCGTGACGTGATTGCTCGTATTACGGTTCGTCAAGCGGTGCGTCAGGTCGTGCAGGCGGCTCAAGGCCTGCCGATCGACACGTTGCGGACTCTCGTCGAAAAAGGTCCGACCCTCGTCAGTGCGGCGATCCCGCTGCCCAAGACCGATGACGAGGTTTCGCCGTGGTTGGCTCGTGTTGGTGTGTCGGCACCCATGGAGCCGGTCGCCACTGCCTTGGTGCAGCTCGCCTTGCCATCGGCGAGTGTTTCGGCATGCAATCCCGACGAAGCCGATTCGGAACTGAAAATCCTCGCGAATTCGAGCGAAGACGGCCAAGCCGATTACCTGGTTGCGATCGCTCGGGAAGAGTTCGGACCGCGGGATGGTGTTTGCCGGTCGATCGATCCGGCGACGATCGCCCTGATTCTCCAGTTGATCCAGACGTTGGGGCCAGCCATCATCGAATGGCTCAAGAATCGCCGGAACAACACGAATCTCGTCTGATCCACTCGTTTCTGCCGTTTTGCTGCACCATCGAGCCCCGCGGAGGTACACGCTCCGCGGGGCGTGTTTCGAGAAAACCAATCAAGTCACACCTGAGGCAAGAGAATCAAGCCATGAAATCCGCACGATTGCTTTTCTGTTTCTTCGTCATACTGGCGTTGATGATCACGCCAATCATGCCAGCCATGCCGGCCGTCCATGCCGACAACCCGCCGGCTACCCCGTTTCCGCTGTACGAGTTTGCTACGCTGTCCAACGGGACGCAAATCGCCTTCATACCCGGGCAGACGGCAGGAAGCTACACGCTCGTTGCAGGCAAGCAATTCTTCGCTGTATCTCCGGCGGGATCGGTGCCTACGCCAGAGCCACTGACAGGCCTTGCCGCAAATGCCAGGGATTGGGTGTCACTGATTCCCGTCACTAACAGGTCGCAGGCAAAAACACTGGGAGACGCCTTTGCCGCAGTTTCCGCACAGATCGCAGCCGGTACGCTCAAAACAGCCGACGCGGTCACTGCGGCGAGCAAGGAAGCCAATCGGGCTGCTTTGGGCGACGCTGGGGCAACGGCTTGGATGCCGTGGTTCAATCAGCTCCAAACCTACTTGGCGGCCGAGGCCAAGGCGGGGCGACTTACGAAGCCTGAAGAACTGCAGGCGGCTTGGTCCGAAATCTCAAAAGGATTGAGGGCCGTGCAATGATTGTGAACACTGACGCTCTTTGTGGCTGGGTCTATGACCCGAAGGAAGTTGATGCAATTGTGTCGGCCTTGCCAATGCCGACCTTTGCGGCCGCCTGCCCGATGATCGGAAGCGGCAAGGGGAAGACGGCATTGCTCTATCAAGCCGTGTCGTATGTCGCAGGCCGTTTCCCGAACTATGTCGCTCAGGAAATCGGTGACTGCGTTTCCCACGGATACAGGACGTGCATCGACGTCCTGAAGTGTGTTCAGATCGCCCTTGCTGGAGATCATTCACTTTGGACTGCCGAGACGGCTACCGAACCGATCTATGGCGGGTCACGCGTTGAAGTTGGCGGTGGCAAGATCCGCGGCGATGGTTCCGTTGGCGCATGGGCAGCCAGGTGGATCACCATGTGGGGTGTTTTGGCTCGGATGCCTTATGGCACGATCGACCTGACCCTCTATTCAGGTTCAAGGGCAAAGCAGTGGGGCCGGACTGGTGTTCCCGACGAGTTGGAACCGATCGCCAAAGAGCATCCCGTGCAAACCGTCTCGCTGGTCCAGACGTACGAAGAGGCTCGTGACGCCATCGCCAATGGCTATCCCGTGGCCGTCTGTTCAAACCAAGGTTTCACGATGACTCGTGATTCTGAGGGCTTTGCCAATCCGCGAGGATCGTGGGGCCACTGCATGGCCTTCATCGCAGTGGATGACGGCTATAGGCGGCCGGGTCTCCTCTGCCAGAACTCGTGGGGGTCCGATTGGATTACTGGCCCGAAGCGGAACGACCAGCCCGACGGCAGCTTCTGGGTTGACGCTGAAGTCGCTGACCGCATGCTTGGCGGTGGTGACAGCTTCGCTCTGTCTCAATTCGTTGGCTATCCTTCTCAGGACTTGGATTGGTTGCTAGTATGATCGCTCTCGTGTTCTCTGTGTTGGTTGCAACTGTGCAGCCCGATTGGTGCCTGATCGACCGTTGCAACTGGGATCTGATTGGGCAGCCGAAGGCGGCAGTGACGCAGCCGGAGGCGTTGCCGTCGGACAACAAGCCGAGGCAATGCCAAGGAAACCAGTGTGATGCCCGCCCGATCGCAGGGCAGACGTGCCCGAATTGCCAGTCTTGCCCGACGCGTCCACGACAGCAACAACCGGCCTATCAATACCAGACCTGGGGAATCTTCAGACGAAGATAAATCAAAGGAGATCAGTTGAAATGGATTGTTGTATCGTTGGCCAGATCCCGGACGTCGGAACACTGATGTCCCCGGTTATGCAATGCGGATTTGCTGGTTTTTCCGTAGTCCTGCTGGCCATTCTCGTATGGATGTTCCGTCAGTGGCAGCAGATGCACAAGGAGCAAATCAAACTCCAGGGTGAAACCAACAAGATCATTGCGGCTAATACGACAACGATCGACAAGATGTGCACCAAGATGGATCTTCTCCAGAACGTCCATGATCTGCTCCTCTCCCGACCCTGCATGGTCGACGTGAAGACGCCAGTGAAGCTCTAAGCGGAGTGTTGTGATTATGAACGAAACGGATGTTCTGTTCTTCGCTGTGATCGCGTCTGCGTTGCTCGTTGTGTCTTGGCTCTGGTACGATCGACGTCAGGCCAAGCGGCATACGCGACGTAGTCACGGCCAGTGGAATCGGTGATATGTTCAACTTTGCAACACCACCCGACTGGCTGCTGTACAGAATTAGGGTTAACCACCCACTCATTAACCACCCCCGGTTGGGTCCTTCCAGCCGGGGTGACGTCGCGAGGTTTCCCACCCCCAGCTCGCGCCTCTAAGACACAGTCCGTCCGTCCAATGAATGATGGCCAAGAAAAAGCCGCAAAGGAAAAACGAGCGTCAGCGCGACGCTGAGCGAAAGCGGCTTGCACGGCAAAAAGAACGGGATTTAAGAATCCCGAGAATTGCGAATCCCAACAGGCGGCGGCGGGCAGAACGCGACATTTTCCTCTGGCTCAAGACCTATTTCCCGGATGCGTTCTATCGACCATTCACCGAGCAGCAGCGGACGATCGTGACGGATATCTTGACGGCGGCAAGGTACGGAAACGACAAGGGTATCGCGGCGCCTCGATCGGACGGAAAGACCACGATCGCAGAATGCGTGTTGCTCTTCTGCGTGATCACGGGACAGTTGCGGTTTCCGCTGCTCGTCGCTGCCACCGGTCCGGATGCGGCGAGGATCCTCGATCACATCAAGGCCCACCTCGAGCGCAACGATACCCTGGCCGCGGATTATCCCGAGGTCTGTCACCCGATCCGTGATCTGAGAGGGGCCCCACAACGGGGCGGCAGTCAAACGGTATGCGGACAGCGGACGTTCCTGGAGTGGCGCCAGGATTACATTGTGCTGCCGACCGTTCGAAGGTCGCGATCGTCCGGCGCCGTGGTCATGACCAGGGGGTTGGACTCGGCAATCCGTGGGATTCGCGTGGGCGTGGTCCGGCCGGACTTCGTTTTGGTCGACGATCCCGAGACACGGGAATCGGTCAAGAGCGAAGAGCAGACAAAGACCCGTCGGCTTACTATCGAACAGGACCTTGCCGGGTTGGGGGCTGGTGACAAAAAGCTTGGCCGTGTGATTCTCACGACCATTATGCGGCGGGCGACCAATGACGGGAATCCTACGATTTCCTTCGAGTACACCGATCCGCATCAAAAGCCATCGTGGGAAGGCCGGCGGTTCAAACTATTGGAGACGTTCCCCGACCGCCAGGATCTTTGGGACGAATACGTTTCCCTACGACAGGCAGACCAGCAGACCGGCGATCGCCACGCGCGACGAGCCCACCAGTTCTACCTTGACCATCGCGATTCAATGGACGCTGGGGCCGTCCTCACGAATCCCGAGCGGTATAGCCGGGAGATCTTACCCGATGGCAGCCAGGCTGAGGTTAGCGCTCTTCAGCGGTGCTACAACATCATCGCCGACCGTGGGCCGGAAGCGTTCTTGACGGAATATCAGAACGATCCGCCCGAGGAAACCGGCCCCCAGGAATCAGGGATCACTGCCCACAGGATCCAGAAGCAAGTCAGCGGATACCCGCGAAAGGTGATTCCTCCGGGATGCACCTTGCTCACTCAAGGTGTTGACTGCCGCAAGGTGGCCATGCACTGGGTGATCAAGGCTTGGCGACCAGATGCCACGTTCTTCGTGATCGATTACGGCGTTCAGGAAGTTCACGGGACGGTCCGCGGGTCAGACGAAGGCCTTGATATGGCTATCCGCAAGGCAGTCCTGGCCAGATCCGAGGAAACGAAGGAGGTCCACTACCAGACACTGGACGGGAAAGAGCTGCCGGTCGAGCTCACCCTTGTTGATGCCGGCTGGCGAACCGACGCCGTCTACGCGGCTACCAAGGAAATCGGTCTATCGTGGCGTCCGGCTATGGGATTCGGGAAATCCAACGGAACGATTCAGGCGAATTTCAGCCCCCCAGACCGGGCTACTTACGACAAGAAGCCTGGGGATGGCTGGTTCTTGTCGCGTCGCCCGAAAGGGATATGGCTGGTCTGCATGGATGCAGATCGCTGGAAGGCCTGGGAACATGATCGGTGGATGACACCAACCGACAAGCCTGGAACCGCGATGCTTTTCGGCGAGGCGTCCGACAATCCAGATCGATTGAGTTTCGACGAGAAGGGACATATGGGTTTTTCGAAACACTTGACCGCCGAGGTCGAAGTGGAGGAGGTCATTCGAGGTGTTTTGAGACGTCACTGGAAACCGAAGAGTGACAACAATCACTGGTTTGACGCCAGCTACATGGCCGACGTCGCGGCCAACATGAAGGGAATCAGCCTCATGAAGTCCATGCAGAAATCGCAGCCGGCATCTTCTCCGGCCGGCGGCTGGATGGCCTCACAGCAGGGGAGGCGGTCATGAGCTGGAATGGTCTGGAACGATGCACGGGCCCCGCGTGCCCCCGTTGCGGTTGCCAGGATGCGGAGATTCTCCGGCAGCCTGACCCAAATTCACAAAGCTGGTGGAATAATGGTCAGGCTCGTTGCAATCACTGCGGAATGGATTTTTCCTTCAAAGAAATTTCCGCAGAATCACAATCAGAGGTCTTTTCCGAAGAAGAAAAAGAGAGACCGTCTGACCTTGGCGTCCCGTTTATGCCTGTACGATGCCCCGACTGTGGTTCTGATGACGTCCCTGTCACCAGCACTCGCAAGCCGACTCGATGGCACAAGTGCCGGAAGTGTGGCAAGCGATTCAAGTCTATTGAAAAAACTTCGAGCTAAGTTACAGATCCTGTAACATAGCCCTCTTTCCTGATTCACCCCAGCGGCGATACTCAAGACATGAGCATTGCCGAATTGAATAGCCTCTACCGTGAAGCCACTGCCGCCCTGGACGCGGGCAACTATGACATCGCGATCCAGAAGGCTATGGCCCTTCAGCTGCGACTGGCCACTACGCCCAACGTGACGCGGTCGCTGGCCGGCGGCGGAAGTCAGGCCCTCAGCTTCAACCCGGCACAACTCGATAGCTTCATTTCCGGCTGCCGGCAAATGCAGTCCGCGGCAGTTCATCGGATGTCTGGACCGTTTCAGCAGTGCAAAGTGGTTTACGCTCGAACCGATAGCGTGGATGAGTATTGATGTCGTTCATTAGCCAGGAAATCGTCGGTATCTCGACCGGTGGCCCGGCCCCGGAAGCCGTTCCTGCTCGCGTCGACGCCGAGCCACGCTACGTTTCCCAGCCGAATTGGAGCGCCCGCCGTTGGGAATCCGCCGAGACCAACCGGCTCAACCAGGCACACTGGCTCTGGGCTCAGGATGAATCGATCAACGCCTGGCTGTCCGAGCAGCTTTCGACGCTCCGGGCCAGGTCGGGCTATGAGGCAAAGCAAAACGGCATGGTGTTGGGAATGCTCAACACCTATACCGACATCCTTGTCGGTTCCGATGGCCCGACGTTGCAGGTTCTGAGCGATGACGAGGAATACAATAAGGCCCTCAAACAGGTCTGGCAGGATTGGTTCTACCGCCCAACGCCACGCCCCAACGTCTCTGGCACCGCCCTCCTGAAGTTGTGGATTCGTGGCCTGTGGAAATGCGGCGAGTTCCTCGCCCAAATCCTGACCGACGACACGGCCGAAGGGCCCGTCCAGATGCGGGTCAAGCCAATCCATCCCCGTCGGCTTGCCACGCCTCCGGATCTGGCCGGCAATCCCAACTGCTTCATGGGCGTCGAGTATGACGGTCTTGGCAGGCCAGCCCGTTACCACGTCCAGGACCAGCAGGGCATCGGCACCGGCTGGGGTCTGACCAACTACAGCCGGATCCCGGCCGACTTGATCATCCACGAATATATCTTTGAAGAGGAAGATCAAGGCCGCGGCGTTCCATGGCTCACGACGGCGCTTTCCCCATCGGGTGATCTTCGCGACTACGATGACCAGGTGCAGGACGCCGCCCGCCAGATGGCCGATCAGTCGATGATGCTCTACAACGATCGTCCGGACGTCGAGGCCTCAATGGTCCCGGAGTCCGCGAGAGTCGAGCGGCGTACGGTCAAGATGGCTCCCCCGGGCTGGAAACCGTTTGTCTACAATGCCACGCAGCCCCCGGTGCAATATCCCGACTATCGGGCCGAACGGCAGAGGGAGCTTGGGCGGCCGCAGAGCATTCCTCTTTTGCTGATTCGCCTGGATTCATCAAAGCATTCGTGGTCGTCTGCTCGTGTGGATCTCCAGCCGTTCAAACAGGCCCTAGCGTCAATCCAGACCTGGCTGAGTGGCTCTGAAAAGTCCTACGGCACTCTAAACCGGCTGGTCGACGAAGTAGCCCGTGAAGCTCGCTTCAAAGTCCCGGTGCTTCGCCGCAAGCCTCCAAAGGTCCTCTATCAGTGGACTTGGCCGCAACTTCCCTACGTGGATCCGAAAAAGGAAAAGGGTGCCCAGGAGACCGGCTTGCGGAACATGACCACCACGATGACCGAGGCCCTTGGCGCTGAGGGCAAAACGCTGGAAACGCACGTCGCCACACTTCGACGTGAACGCCAGGTCCTGACCGAGGCCGGCCTGCCGCTTCCCGCCTGGATGACCAATCCGGGAACTCCTAACCCGACCGCCGGAGCACAGAATGCGGCCAAGGAAAACGACGAGAACGCGGACGAAAAGCCCGAGACCGAACCAGAGGAGACCGTGAAGTGAACGCCGATCAATTGCACATTCCTGCGGCTGTGCGTTGCCCAACCTGTGGGCGAGTGCTGGGCTTTCGTGATGAACCGCTTTCCGTCCGCGAAGATCCCGACCATTCGGACCTCTTCACCCGTTCGCTTTCCGTTCGCGCCGCAACTGCCAACGATGAAGACCAAAGCATCGAAGGCCTGATTTCCACCGAGGCACCGATCCAAGTCTACGACTGGCGAAGCGGCCAGGTGATTGAAGAAATCCTTCTGAACGACGGCGCTCAGATCCCCGAGCAGTTGACCTTGTTGGACAATCACGACCGCTGGTCAACCCTTAGCGTTCTTGGATCCGCTCGTGGTCTGCGAGCCGACAAGGCCACTGACGGCACCCCGGGCATCGCCGGACGGCTGTTTTTTGTCAAGGGCGATGAAGACGCCCAACGCGTGTGGAACAAGGTGCGTCAAGGCCACCTTCGTGACTTGTCCGTCGGCTATCGCGTGAATGAGGCAACGGAGATCCAGCCCGGCCAGACCGCCACAATCAACGGCCGCAGTTTCACCGCCGGCCGTATGACGCTCCGTGTCGCCACCAAGTGGACCCCCAAAGAAGTCTCCGTGACGCCGATCGGCGCCGATCAACGGACCAAAACCAGACGAGACCCCCATTCTTTCCCGAAAGGATCTTTGAACATGAATCCCCAACTCCGTGCCTATCTGGAGTCGATCGGACTCCGCAAGGACGCCAGCGAAGCCGATGCGATGGCCTTCTGGCAGGGCCTGAAGGGCGAGCAGCGAGCCCGGGCCGATGCTTTGAAGGAGGGCCAGCGCAGCGACTCGCCCGCCGGCCAGAACCAGCTGGGCGGCACCACCCCGACCGTGCCGTCGGCTCCAGCCGCAGGCGACAACGGCCGCAGCCAGGCCGCCGATCCCGCCGAGATCGCCCGACAGGCGATTGCGGCCGAGCGCGACCGCGTTCGCCAACTCACAGAGCTGGCCGGCTCGGACGTCCCCGCCGAGGTACGCCAGAGGGCGATCAACGAGGGATGGGACATGGCCCGGGCCAGCCATGAGTTTTTGACCGCCCTGCGAGGAAACCGCAACGCCCCCGGGCAGAACACGCCGGTCCCCTATCAGCCGTCGGCCCACACCGGCCCGACAACCAACGCCTCGGCCCGCAGTCTGGCGGCCGGCATGATGCTCGGCAACGGCATCGGCGACCCGACGAAGCACGTCATGCACAACGGCCGACGCGATCCCGCGGCCACCGATCGTCTGACCTCGCAGGATGCCGAAGCCGGCCAGCGGTTCATGCGACTTTCGACGGCCGACCTCATCCGCATGTCGGTCCAGATGGACACCGGCCGGCTCTACTGGGACGTCGACGAGGCTCTCCAGGCCATCCGAACCGCCCCGAGTGGTGGAACCTTGTCCTACGTGTTTTCCACCAACGTCTACGCCCGCCTAATGGAAGGCTGGCAGACGGCCGGCGACACCACGATCGGATGGTGTGAAGAGGAGGACGTGCCCAATTTCCTCCAGCAGGAAGACATCAGCATCGCGGCCAATGCCCGTTTGCAGCAACTCCCGCGAGGCGACACGGCCAAGCACGCCACGATCAGCGATTCGCATCAAACCTACAAGATCGCCCGCTACGCCAAACAGTTCGTCGTCGACGAGCAGGACGTGATCGACGACCGTCTCGGGGCCATCATGCGCATGCCGGCCGAGATGGGCGAGGCCGCCCGCCAGCTCCGTCCCGATCTGGTCTACAGCCTGATGCTGGAGAACCCGTCGCTCTCCGACACGGGCGCGACCTTCAACTCCACGGCCATCAAGACTAAGGCCGGTCACGCCAATCTCAGCAACGGAGCACTCTCCAGCACGGCGCTGAAGGCCGCGATTTCCGCGATGGTCAAACAGCGTTTGAACCCGACCGACAAGGACCCGGGCCGGGCATTGAATCTCCGGCCGCGGTTCCTGATCGTCCCCGCGGACCTGGAATGGACGGCCCGCGAATTGACCAGCGCAGCCGCCCTGGCCAAGCTCTTCGCCGATTCGAACGATCCTTGGTATGCGGCCCTGAACCTGCTTGCCCAGGAAGGCCTGCGAGTCGTTCCCGACGACCGCATCGGCGCGATTGGTGTGCTCGATCCGCGGACCGGGGCCATCCGCACCGGCGATGACAAGAACTGGTTCCTGACCACCGGCCGAGGCCTGCGCGTGGCCTATCGCCGTGGAACGAATCGCCAGCCCGTCATGCGGTCCTTTGTCCTCGACAAGGGCCAATGGGGAATGGGTTGGGATGTCAACCTCGACATCGGCGCCGCGTTCGTCGAGTGGCGAACCTGGCACAAGAGCACGGGCTCCGCGGCCTGAACGCTTTCCCCATCGACGAGGAATTGACCAAGTCACTGTTTTTGATCCGACAGAAAGGTAATACGTATGAGCGAAGCGACCATCACCAAAGACGCCGACACGATCGACGTCGTCACCCCGGCTGCCGGCTACGCCTCCGGCGAAGTCCTCCAACTGGCCGACGGCCGCGCGGCGTTTGTTTGCGGCCTGAGGTCTCCCAACGGAGGTGATCCGACTGCCTTGAAGACGTCGGGCCAGGTCCTGCTGACCAAGGTCACCGGCAAGGCGGTCCTGGCCGGCGGCAAGCTGTTTTGGGACACGGCCAACAACCGGGCTACCCCGATCCGCCCGACCCGCGGCTTCTACGTGGGCGTGGCGATCGCCGACGCGGCCGCGGTCGATACCTCGGTCCTCGTTGACATGAACAAGCAGCAGGCCAACACGATCGAGTGGGGCAAAGGGATCTGGGATACGGTCGTCGTCAAGACCGCTGGCACCCCGGCTGCCACCCGCGACGTGGCCGGCGACAACGTCGCCTTCACCTTCTCGGCCACGGCCGAAGCCCAGAAGCTCGACGCTCTGAGCCGGGCCAGCGTGGCCGTTGCCGATGGTCCGATTCTGGAAGGCCGTTTGGCCGTCTACGACATCGGAGACGCCGCGGCCATCGACATCAGTATCGGCCTGGCCAATGCGACGCACGCCAGCGACGCCGACCAGATCACGGAAAGCGTGTTCTTCCACCTCGATGGGAACTCGCTCGACATCAAGGCCGAGAGCGACGACGGCACGACCGAGGTCAACGCGACCGACACCACGGTTGACGCGGTCGACGACACCTACTTTGAAGTGTGGATTGACGCCCGCGACCCGGCCGACATCCAGCTCTATATCGACGGGGTCAACGTGCTGCCCGATTCCGTCTTCAAGCTGAATGCCGCCACCGGTCCCCTGAAGGCCCTCTTCCACGTGGAGAAGACGGCCGACGACACCACGGCCGACGTTCGGGTCGAGTATATCAACGTCCGTTCGACCGACCTGGCCGCGGCGTAGGGCAATCCCGACGATTGCATCACCGGTCCCAAGCGGTCGGCTGTTTCCGCCGAGCAGCCGGCCGCCGGACCGGATTACTTCGATTCGGAGATTTGCTGTGGCTGGCTTTGACGATGATTTTGCCGCTGCCGATTCACTGCTCACCGAAGCTTTCGGTGATGAAGTGACCTACCTGGCCGGCAGCAGCCAAATCACCGTTGCGGCCGAAGTGGTCATGCGTGACTACCAGGTCGAGGACTTTGAAGGGTTGATTACGACAACCCAGAGTCGCGACTACTTGGTCGACGCGGTGGCCCTGGGGGTCGAGCCCAGGCCTGGCCACCGGATCCAGGAGACGATCGGCGGCCAGGTCTGCACGTTCGAGGTTGTTCCCCTCGGCAAGCGGCCGGCAGCCGAGTGGGCAGACGCCCAGCACAGACAACGGTTGATCCACACGAAGCAGGTTGCGTAATGTCCGATTCCCAATCCCCTCAATCCCAAGCCGTCTTAGTCCAGGTCGCCCAAGCCGTTGCGGCCGAGCTGAACGCCCACGCGTTCTCTCTGCCGTTCACGGCCGAGGCTGGCTACCTGACGGATATGGAGCTGCAGGATTCGGGCGTGTTGCATGTGGACGTCGTCCCCGTCAACGGACCGATGGAACTGGCCACCGAGGCCTCCGTGAAGTACATCCCGCGCGTTGACATCGGAATCCGGGAACGAATCGGCCAGCAGAATCCGGCCGTCCCCGGCGAGGACCTGGGCGACCGCGGCGGGATCGACCAAGACAGAATCAACCGGCTGATGTACCTGGTGCAGGAGATCGCCGAGGCGTTTGTTCCGCTAGAGTTGCCGGCCGTTGAAAACTGCGTGTGGCAGTCGACCGACATCCGCGCGTGGTATGTGCCTCGGCACCTGCGCGAGTGGCACCAGTTTACCGGGCTGATTCGGTTGGAATTCCGAGTTGAGAGGGATCTGCAATCGTGATCGGCGCTACCGTACGCACCGAAGAGCACTTCGACCGGGTCGAGAAGGCCACCGAAAAGGCTGCCTTCAAGAACCTCGGCCACGCCGCGGCGACGATCCGGCAAGACGCGATTGCATCGATCGAGACGTCTCCCGAGCCCAGTCGGCCAGGCGAACCACCCCACACCAGGCATGGGCGAGCGAAGAAGGCCGTACAGTTTGCGGCCGATGCCGAGTCGGCTGAGGTCGGTTTTGCGGCCAGCGTGATCGGGACAGGCATGGAGCCTCACGAACACGGCGAGGGGCGAGAGAGAACGCCGCAGTATCCTGAACGACCGACGATCGGGCCGGCAATGGAACGCAACCTGGATCAATTAGCGGAAGACTGGGAAGGATCGATCGGCGAATAGAAGCAACCACAACCACCATTTGAGAAAGGAATAATCATGGGCGCGAAGATGGGTTTTCAGGGGCTGTTGTACTATGGCGTGGCCGGAAACTCGGCTGGCACGTTGATCACTAATTCTCGTGACATCACGATCGACACCGACCACGAATCGGGCGAGACGACCGAACGCGGCGACGGCACTTCCCCGCCCATCAAGACCGAGGACGTGACGTGTATCACGCTGCAGATCGAATTCACGTGTCTGCAAAAGGATGATGACGCCACTCTTAACTCCCTCAAGGCCGCCGCGGCCTCGGGCACTCCGGTTGCCCTGCGAGGGAAGGACTACGCCGCAGGCAAGGGCCCCGATGGCGACTTCAATTTGAAGATGAGCGACGGGAAGCCGCTGAAGGGCGAGCAGACCGTGAAGTTTACGGCGACCCCCACGGCCAAGGCAGGTCGAAAGCCGCAGGCATACGTCTAGTTGCTGTGTGTCTGTAGAACCATCCACCGATTATCATTCACCAATTCGGGAAGGCTATCATGGCAAAGAAAGGAACGGTCGCGATTACGGTCGCCATAGGCGGGACTACTATCGTTGAAACCGTGGAACGCGAAGCGGACAATCCCCAGGTGTTCGATGTTGTGCTTCCGCCTGGCAAGTCCGGCACTGTGACCACAAAGACTGATGCTGACACCGGCGTTGCCACGCTCGCGGCAGGTCACGGCATCCAGACAGGAAACACGGTTGACGTGTTTTGGGACGGCGGTTGCCGGTATGGAATGGTTGCCACCGTGTCAGGCGATGCGGTCACGCTTGAGGGTGGCGCAGGCGACGATCTGCCAATCGCTAACACGGTCGTCGTCGTGACTCAGCAGGTCACCATCAATACGACGATCGACGGCGACTTGTGCCAGATCGTCTCTGCCTGTTCCACACAACGGACTCATCTCAATATGCGTGATGCAGCGTCCGCGACGGTCGAGGCGATCACATTGGAGGCCGCGCAGCCATGGCTCTGGTGGGCTAACTCGGGGGTTGCGAATCCACTGACCGGAAACGTGATTTCCACGACCAAGGCCAGCAATGGGAGTAGCCAGACGGCCGCGACGCTGCAAATTCTCGTCTTGCAAGACTCCACACCCTGACGGTCGTTTTTCTCTGCGTACCGCGTACCGTGCGCTGCGTACCCGTTCAAGGAACACATTTCATGGCGAAATTTCGAGACGCTGAAGGCCGTGATTGGCCTCTGTTTTTGACCACCGATCTGATCAAGGAAGTTCGGCGGCTGCACGATATCAACCTGGCCGACCTTGACGGCCAGATGTACACCCGCCTGGCCGATGACCCTGTTCCGTTGGTCGCAATCCTCTGGATACTCTGCGAAGAGGACGCCAAGCGGCGCGAAGTCACGCCCAAGGAGTTTGGGAAAGCCCTGGTTGGCGATGCGATCGAAAGCGCGGTCGACGCCCTGGTGGAGGCGATTACCGATTTTTTCCCGACCCGGCGACGCTCCCTACTCCGAGCGGCGCACGCCAAGACCAAGACAGCTCGGGAGAACGCCTACGATCTGGCGATGAGCAGACTGAACGATCCGACGATGGAAGCCCGGTTCAACGAGGCGATGGCGGCGAGGATGGATGCGGACATTCAGGAGGCTTTGACGCGCTTGAGTGGGCCGACGAACTCGGCGGGATTGTCGGCTACGACCCAGGTCCCAAAAGTCTCCGAGAACTCTGGCGAGCTGCCAAAGCCCGCATGATCCACGACTGGAATCAGACGGCCCTCTTGGCCGCCCTCCAGACCGTGGATGCGAGTATCGAAGATTTTCACCCGTTTGCCGAGCGTCGCGAGCCATCCGTGATGCCTTATAATCCCGAGGTTTTGCAAAGGATCCAGGACAGTGGCCAGTAGAGCTGACATCGAAGCCGGCAAGGCATTCATTCAGTTGTATCTGGAGGATGGGAAGCTCCATGCAGGGCTACACCGGGCTCGCCGTACGCTCCTTGACTTTGCCGCGTCGGTAATCTATTACCTATCGCCCTCGACGTGGCTCAAGGGGATCGGCGAGGCGGTAGCGAGCATCGGGCGCCATGCTGCGGTTGCAGGTGGCGCTGTGGCAATGGCCTTTATTCCCGCGATCAAGGCGGCTTCAGACGCAACCGAGACTTTGAATAAGTTCAACGCAGTTTTTGGCTCGCAAGCTACGTCCGTTGGCAGCTGGATCGATGCCCTCAGCAGTCGTGTGGGGCGGTCTGCGGTCGTGGTCCAGGATTCGATTTCCGCTTATCAGGCCTTTTTCAAAGGCCTTGGGTTCGGCGAAGAGGAAGCGGCCAAGATGTCCAAATCAATGGCCGCTCTGGCGATCGATTTGGGGTCGTTTTTCAATAAGTCCGACGAGGAATCGAATTTACGATTCCTATCAGCCTTGTCGGGGTCGTCGGAAGTGCTGGACCAGTTCGGAATCAACACCAAACAGGCGGCGATTGAGGCTGAACTTGCCGCGATGGGAATCAACAAGGCATGGACGGATGTGACCGAGCCGGAAAAGGTACTGGCCAGGATTTCGATCATCCGCAAGTCCATGGCAGCTCAGGGAGCAATTGGAGACGCCGAGAAGACTCGCAATAGTCCGGCCAACTTATGGCGGGCCATTACGGGCAGCATCAATGCACTGGCGACGGCCGTAGGAACAGCTCTATTGCCGACCGTCGCGAAGATCGGCCAACGCATCGCGACTGCTCTGTCCGTTATTACCGAGTGGGCCAAGGCCAATCAGGGTCTGATCGCCACGATCGGCGATGTTGTGGTCAGCATGATCACCTTCGGCGCTGGTCTTTTTGCTCTCGGCAAAGCCCTGTCGTTCGCGGGGGTTTTGCTGGCCACGCTCACGAAGTTTTCCATGATCGGAACGGTCGCTATCTTTGTGGTACCGATTGTGTTCAAGGTTGTCGCGGCCCTCAAGGTTCTATCGGTTGGCTTCTTCGCGCTGAAGACCGTGTTGGGGATGGTGGTCCCGTTGATGGCTTCTTTCACAATAGTCGCCACAGCAGTGGCTCTTGGTATTGTTGCCATTGGCGTGGCGTGGGCGAATGCCACGATTAAGGGCATCACGTTCGGAGAGTCCGTTCTCGACCTGACGCACAAGCTCACCGGTATCGAAAATGCGTACTCTCGATTACGCGATGCGGAAGAACAGCAGGAAAAGGGATCGGCAGCGATCAGGAAGACAGAGGAAGCGATCAAGAATAGAAGTGGTGCCGAATTCACTGCCGGTCTTGAAGATCTGCGAAAACAACGGGACGAAGCTGCTAATCGGCTCAAGGAAGTCGAAAAAGAGTTTTCCGAGGACTTTTCCAAGCGGGCGGCTGCCATGGCAGGGCCTTTTATGACGGCCGACAAAGTACCCGTTAACGTTTCCCTGCAGGAACGCGTACGAGCTGCTCGCCTGGAACTTGCGCGACTCGAACAGAACCTGAATGGTCTTTCGCAGCAGAGGCCAATCGTTATTGCGACGCCGTTCTTGTCGAATATGGGCGGGCGAGAGGTTCGGAACGCAAAAGAAGCTGGACAAATGATCGGCACTGCCTTTTGGACCGGCGTAACCAACGTCGTCAAGGCTCAGCTTCGTGTGGTCGACGAATTCCTGCCGATCCTCCAGCGGGCTCGGGCCGAGTCCATTGTGGACCCTCAGGACCGCGAGATTGCCTTGACGAATCTCGACTATGATGAGCGGGTTCGCCGCGCACGTGCCGAGCGTCTGCCCTACGGTACGCTCGAACAGGCCCGGGAGCAAGAAATCGCCAACATCAAAGCCAAATACGCCCGCGAGGAAGCCGAGAAGCGTTTGAAGCTCGAACAGGAGACGCAAGACGAGATTGCCCGGCTCAAGGTCGAGACCTCCCAACAGGGGTTCGATCGAGACCTGGCCCTATTGAGGCTGAAGCAACAAAAGGAGATCGAGGCGGCCAGACAGGCAGGCTCCGACATTGCCAGTCTACAGAAGAAGCACGCCCTCGAAGAACTCAAGCTGAAGATGGGGGCTACTCGACCGCAGACATCGCAGCGAGTTGCACAGACTGGATGGCAGGCTCTGGCTTTGGCTGGGGGGTCTTCCAATATTCTCGACCGGCAGCACGCCGAACAGAAGAAGCAGACTGACAAGCTCGAGCGCATTCGCAAGCTTGCTGAATCCAGCCTGCGAATCCAGCAGACCAATATACTTGCGATCACGTAGAGACAAATGGCAATCCGCTTCGTTGAACGCCCCGACAGTCGCTCGCTCAGCACCAAATCCGGTACGCTGCGCTATGTCCTGACAGGCACGACATCGCATGCCACGGCGCACGCCTACGCGTTGGCAGCCACGCAGCTCATCTTTCACGGTCGGTATCGCAGCGATGTGACAGTGGATCCGCAAGGGTTTTCGCTGTGGCACGTCGAGGTCCAATACGACACCCCAGAGACGCAGCAGGAAGAGCAGCCGGAAATCGGCTCTTACGAATGGTCCTTCGAGACGACCGGAGCGACAGAACATATTACGCAGGCCAAGAGGCATCTGCGTGACTATGTACCTGAGGGAAAGCCAAAGATAAATCACAGCGGGGCAATCGGTGTCACTAGTAACGGTGTTGAGGGAACCGACATCGTTACTCCTGTGCTCAAGTGGACTGAAATTTGGACGCTTCCAGCAACTCGTATCACTTGGGCCTATGTCGACGTTCTTGAGGCTCTGACTGGAACAGTTAACTCTAAGAAGTTTCGCGGCCGGCCGGCTGGCACGATCCGTTTCGACGGCGCCACGTCTGGCGGCGGGACGAACGACCCGAAGTTCGTCAAGATGACATTTGCTTTCGCCAGATCCAGGGACGTGAAGCTGGTGATTGGCGACATCAAGGGGATTAAAAAGAACGGCTGGGAATGTTTGTGGGTCGAATACGAAGACGTCGAGGATGCTGACGTTGCCAAGAAGATGATTCCCAAGCCGATTGCCGTCCACATTGAGCAGATCTACGACGAGGCCGATTTTGGGCTCCTGGGGATCGGCTAATGGCACGCAGCCCATGGCACAAGGTGACTCCTGGCGCAAAGCTCTCTGGCTTCCCCGCTGAGATCTACAACGCGATTATCGACCTGCGCCGTGAGGTCGACCTGCTGAAGAACCGCGTAGGGGAACGGCCCATGCGTCCGACAGGCCGGCACACGGGTATCGTGCAGGTCAAGAACACCACGAATTACGACCAGGCGGCCGGCGAGGTCCTTGGGATCGACACCGTTTGGCCGACGCCCGATGACAATTTGAGCGTTTTCAAGGCCGGGCAGATCAACATTCACGGAGTCACGCCGACCGCCGACCACAAAGGGAAATACGTGGTCCTCTTGGAGCCGATCGCGGCCGGAAAGATCGGCAAAGGGTGCGTGTGGGGCATGTGTCCCGCGAAGTTACGAATAGTCAACGAAGAAGACGAGTTTGCCGAGTTGGCCGACGATTCCAAGGTGTTGGTGTCCGGCTCCTCGGGAACGGCCGAGATCCTCTACAAGCAGGAAGGCACCGGCAGCGTGTGGGGGTACGTGCGGATCGGGCAGAAACCGCAACCCACCACAAAGGTACGTCTCACGTCAAACCTTGGCGATACACCAGACGATGATTCCGACGAGACGTCAGATCGTACGGCCACTGGCCAGCCAAGGAGGTTTGAGTCATCGTCACAGTCCTACGTCGATGACACGTCCAAGGGGACCGTCACTGTCATCGACACACAAGGAGCGTTTTGCGGAGTCAGCGGGGAAACCATTGAGGTTCAGTATCTTGACAGCGACGACGACGGAGAACTACTTTATGAAGTTACCCGGGGCGGCGCCGCGTTTCACGTTGGTGACACTGAGGATGAGCTATCGCATGAAGGGTCGGTTTCGGTCGCTATCCCAGGCCTTGGTAGTGTAACGGCCCGCGACATTTTCCTCCCAGATGATGAAGACGTGAAGCTTCCATCCGGGACCAAGGTGACAATCAATTACAGTTTCGACTTTGAACCGCCATGCTGGGTGATTACCGGCGCGCCTGGCGACAAATGCGAGGATTGCCCCGATCCGTGTCCTGATCCATGCCCCGACCCGTGCCCATAGCATGACGACCATCCTTCGCAAACTGAATCGCTTTTCGGCCCTTCCGTCCGGATGGGGCTGCCGGAAGTGCGTGACGTGCGAGGACCCGTGCCCCGATCCGTGCTCTCCGAACGGCGGCTGTGCTGCATTCCCGGGTTCTCCCGTGATCGAGATTTTCCATGCCACGATTACCGCGAGCCCGCAGAACTGCGCCGACCCGCTACCAGGCAATGGTGATTGCGGAGCCTATGCCGGGCAGTACCCGCTGACGAAGGTCGACGATTGCCGTTGGGGCTATGCCGACCGGCGGCATAGCTTCTGCACTTTCACCATGCCGAACGGAGGCACGATTGATTTCTCCGTTGGATTGTCGGTAAGCAACGACGCCGCCCGCGGCGTTCACATGTGGTTCTTAGGGATGATTTTTGTCTCGGGCTACGTGAATCCAGATTACGTCCCGATCTGGACTGGACCGAGCTACGAGTTGAGCATCGAGTTCTACGGCGAGACGCCGATCGACGCCCCCCACACCATGATGCCAACCATGCAACCCGTCCCGAATCCCAACGCGCTTTGTAACGGCGCATCCGCCTCGCTGAGCCTCACCACATGAATGTGCTCAATTGTGAATTCGACCGGCAGCCGGACGGCACTTGCGAGTGCAGTGTCTGCCATCGCCGGCTTGCCTCGCCTGAGCCGGTCAATTGTCCAGCAAAGCTCGCGGCCATGCCCGATCTGCTGCTTGCGATGCGATTGGGTCATGAGCAGACGGTAAAGAGAATCCAGCAGAACCGCGGCGCGATAGGCGAATCCTCGCCCCGGGGCCCGGGCGATTACCTCCACGCAATGATCCTCTTCTGGACGCGAGAGGAGCCCCGCCCAGGATGCGGTTGTGCCGCACTGATCAAGCGAATGAACGCCTGGGGGCCGGACGGCAGCCGTCAGCATGCAAAGCATATCGTGGCTCACATGGTGAAAGAAGCCATTGAGCGCGGATGGCGAATTGCCAAGAGCCCCGCCGCGGCGGCTATCGCGCACCTGGCTGTACGCCGTGCGTGTCGGCTTGCCGAGCGTGAGGCGAAGAGGAGGGCGAGTCATGCTGATTGACCCCATTCGCCTCCAGCAAACCGACTTGAACCACGTCACCGCCTCGTGGACGTCGGCCCATCCCGAC